AAGTAAAAACGTTTCATGTTCTTCAAATACAGTGGTTCCCCGGCTGGGGTCCAAGGCAGTTCCGAAACCGTCCTGATTGTAGTAGACGATGTTGCGGTGGTTAGATATGACAGAAGTTCTGATCTCATCTAATTCTCACAAGATTGGTTCTGGTTGGGGCTTTTTCATCACTGTCAATAGTGTTGTCTCCACTCCAATCATACCAATCGCCTGCATCAATCAACTCGCGAAATCTATCTCTATATTTCTGCTCATAAAAACCAATCTTTTGACGTTCTGCTGTGTCTGTGTTGCCAAAGTCTGCTACTTTTGGTAGTAGGATCATAGCAAACGCATAATAACAGCAAAGGTCTGTAAAATCGTTTTGACGAGCCTTGATCTTGTTGGCACTGGGTGCTGGAACAGAGATCAGAGTGTTTGTGAATAAAGTTATAGATTCTGCGACACCAGACTTGCGGATGTAGTAACTACGCCACCATTCTGTTGCACGGATTTCAGTGAGGATGCGTTCAGTTGCCCGAACTTGTGCATCCTCTACCACGGCTTCAGTTAGACCTTCATTACTTTCAAAGAGGCGACTGTCCATAGCGGTCGCATCCGTAAATTCCGCGAAACTAATAACATTACCCCCTGAACTAATGAATGCCATAATCTTTTCCTATTAAGACGCTGTACCTTCGGCAATGATTTTAACACCATGGCCTGCCTGAAGAACTGCCGCACCAGCAACGGCCTTCATGACCATGTCTGTTGCACGACTCTTAGGTAGATACAGGGTATTCATATCAATACCACCGCGCATTGCATGACCAAGAGCGCTTGGAGCAAATACGCCGTTAACGTAAGCAGTAGCACCACCTGTGCCGTCAGCCGCAACAAGAGCACTTTCGTAAACTTGAATGCCAGCAACACCGCCAATGTAGAAACTGCTAAGAACACCATCACCTACCTGTGAAAGAGCAGGGATGTTGGTCTGTGCAGAGTATGTTAACTGCTTCTTGATGTTGTATGCACAATTTGGGTGAACAACAGCAAAGAAAGGACCAGTTAACTTGGCCGCACGTAAGGCTGCACCAGCACGTAGTAATAGATCTACTGTGATTTCAGTAGAAGTAGAACCAAGGCCGCCACCACCTGTGAATGAAGCGAACTTAGAGAACACTTGTGTGTCAATGCTTTCAGCAATAGCACGACCGGCGTTGAAGCCAAGATCAGAAACTACATCACCGTAGGCGCTGTCACGTAACATGTCTGTTACTTGACGATAAACAACGTGTTCTGTCAGTGCAATGTTAGCACTGGTAGAAGTTGTTTGACTTAGTGTTGCATCACTTTCGTCTGTGATAATTTCAGCAGACATTGAACCCCAGATAGGAACTTGTACGTTCTTACCAGCGTTCATTGGTACGTCAAATACTTTGACCATTTGACGTGCGATAGAGTTTTCGTATGCGGCAAACTCAGCAGCCGTAACCATATTGGCAAAAAATTCATCATTCCATGATGTATTTTGGTTATTGGGATAAGCCATCTAATATCTCCTATTATTTTTTAGTTACAAACTCTTTGTAGAGTTTTCTATGCTCTGGATTCTTCATATCAAGTTTACGAGGATCCAGTGCTTCCCGATTTGCAGTTATAGAAGATTTAGATTGAGTAGTTGCCGGGTTAGGTTGCAGAAAGTGTCGATTGTTGTCTAAAAACTCTTTGACATAATCCTCTACTTTGAAGGGGTTGCCTGAATCTGTATAACGAACAACACCCGATCGATCTACAATCTCAACATCACCTTGTTCATTGAGCCTAACGTTTGACTTTAATAACTGAACAACCTGTTCAGGATTAATGGCCTTCATTTGGGCTGCGGCGTTCAAGAGCGGCATATCAACCTTGTATTCTTTTATAATTGCGTTTTGACGCTGGATTTCAGCATCTTTCTTTTGTGCAAGATCCTGTAACACACGTTCAAATTCACCGCGTTTTAACGCATCCTCTTGTTTGCGTTTTTCTGCTTCTGCACGTATCTGCTTGAGTTCATCAATATCGCCAAGTTCTGAAAATTGCTTTTCAAATTTCTTAGTTAGACTCTGACGCATTCTTGCCATGTGTGCATCGAATTCTTCTTGTGTATAAGTTTTGCTGGCCTGACTTTGTGTTTGTTGTTGGGACGTGTCAGTTCCGTCCTCTATGCCGATGTTTTGGTCGCTCATCGTAGGCGTGCCTCCCCTTCATGTGAGTAATTGTGAACATTTATTTACAAGATCAATAACGCTTTGGTGGTTTTTTGCCACCTTTTTTCTTCATTGGCATATTATCGTCCTTTCTTAGGTGTAAATTGTGCTCTCTTAGATTTTGGAGCACTGGCTCGAGCCATGCTGAGTGCAATAGCCACTGCTTGCTTTTGGCTCATTCTTGGATGCTTCTTCATTTCATAAGAAATGTTTCGGCTAATTGTTTTCTGTGAATAACCTTTCTTTAACGGCATCAATATTCCTCCTCATGGACAAATCCCTGCTCTGCATAGGCAAGGTGTTCTGCTTCTGTTCGGGCAATGTATTCTTTGCCTGTTACAGGATCTTTCATAATATGTGGTTCAAAAGGTGCTTCAGCAGGTAATCCTTCGCTGGCTCCCTGCATTTCTTCTGCAAAAATTACGTCTTCTTCTTCGCCTAACAGTTCAACTAATCGTCCATCGATGATGTTGAGAACCTTAGGATTGGTTGCGGCCTGTTTGGCAATGGCCAACTGTTGTATTTCTCGCTGTTCATCTCTAACATTGAAGTTACCAGGATATTCCACTTCGCCTGACCAAACTCTGCCTTGATAGACACCAAACAAACGCCACATCTGTTCTTCTGTAAGTTCAAGATTGTCTGCGGCTTCTGCCAATCTCGCGGAAAGTAGACTCATCTCTACTTCCATGGCTACACCAGACAGTGTCTTAGTTTCTATGCCTCTAACTCCACCTGTGTGAGCCAATCTATCAATGGCTTCTACAAGTTTCTGTATTGAGGCGTGCATTGTGGTAATATTTGCACCACTGTGTTGCAGGTAATAGGGCTTGAGTCCTGGATCAGATCCCACAGGCAATACCACAAGGCTACCTGCGCCCGATCCATATTCGGCATCTTGCGGGACAACAAGGCTGGGATGACCCTCGAGTCTGTGGCCCTGCTCAATTTCAGAAGTCAAATTGTAGATCATTCTCTGAATGTCTGCAATGTCATTGATTAGCGAAACTCCTTGTCCTCTTACTGCTGAACGCTTGGCATAATTTAGAATAGCAGGAATCATACCCAAGCCATTAGGCACAGTTTCCATTAACTGTGCTTCTTTCTTGTCATCTTCCAAATGCCAAGTTTCTATTGTTTCTGGTGTCCATACTTTGACTACTGTGACTTTGTCTAAGATTTCTTCAATATACTTAAAGTATACAAGTTTATAACGTCCAGTTGGTTGACGCTCCCAAGTCCAATCAAGTACGCTTAATGGGCTTAATAGATTAACATAAGGACGAGCACCCATGATATCTTCGTCTGCGGCAGTTTCGGCACCTACGTCTGGTTTCGTCATAATGCACCATGAATGGCCAAACACAAGGCTCCACATGGCCATGTCTTTCATAAAATGATCTAAGGAACGACCATCCAAATCAGCGTCTTCAAGGAATGCTTCAACATCTTCAAATCCTTCCCAGTCTTTGAAATCTCTATCAGGATTTTCTCTAAACAAGAAACTGAGGTAGATGCCCACTGTTGAAGAACAATGATTGTCTAATGGTGTTGTATCACAGCGCAGTTTGTAGTCCGCACCTGTTTCAAGTTGGTATTTGGTCAGATAACCTGCACGACGATATTCATCACCGCCAATAAATGAATTCAATAGAAAAATCCAACGTTCTCTATTGCGGTTATATTCTATGTTAGTTGTACTAACTCTTTGATAATCTTCTCTTAGGGTTTGCATTGTCAGTCCTTATGCTATTCGATGTGTCCAAAACTTCTGTTCTTGTTCTGGTAGATCTCTGGTTAATGGGAACAGATAATCTACGCAATAGCCAAGAGCATCATTAAGGTGGTCCCATCCGGACGATTTATCAGGTTGACCAGTGCCTTCTTTATAAGTTTGTCTCTCTAAGCCTTCGATGGTATATTTACAAGAAGGTGCTATAAAAAGCCTTGTTTGACCTGTAGAACTACGTAATCTTGCATTAACAGCGTTTACTCTATCCCTCACTGGCGTGTGATTGTGTCGGACTCGGACTTCAAAGCCGGCGTTTTGTAAAATGCTGTGGTCAGTAACACCGGAACTGCTCGTCTTTCTGGCTTTTCCGGCTGGGTCGGGGTATGCGAATATACGCCTGCCTGGATATCTTCTCTGTATTTCTTCCACAAGTTCATTGGTGTTAGAAGAAAACATACGGATCTCATCTCTGACATATAAAATATCCTCTCTACGCTGGAAAATAACTGCGGTTGTTGGGGAAATATTAAAATCCGTGCCTATATGCAGTGGTTCTCTACCCTCAAGTGGGGGTGGTTCTACTACATTGTTTAATCTATCAAAAGCATAGTAAACTCTGTTAGATCTTGATTCAAAGGTTGCAAGAAATTCTTCCCTAAACGTGCGTTCATCCATATCACGTTTGGCTGCTTCTATTTC